GGTGGTGGTTCTTGGGATACACTTTCAGATATGAGGTTGAAAGATAATATCCAAATGGCCAATATTGAAATGTGTTACGATACAGTCAAGAACTTGAAACTCAGACGATATACTTGGAAGGATGGCGTCAAGGTTGTCGACAAGAATGTCGTCGGTTGGATTGCTCAAGAAGTCGAAGAAGTCATTCCAAAGGCTATAACGAACGCTGGTAACAAGTATGGTATTGAAGATATTAAATTTTTGAACCCAGACCAAATTTACGCGACGATGTATGGTGCTCTTCAGAAAGTCATGGAGAATAATGAAAAACTGGAGGCTCGTGTGAAACAATTAGAGGAAGAATTGCTCAGACGATAAATACGAAAAAAATAAAAGTAATAGTATATATAAACAATGTCCGGCGGAATTGCTCAACTCGTTGCCGTGGGTGCCCAAGATGTTCATCTTGTCGGTCAACCCGAGGTCTCCTTTTTTAAATCATCTTATCGTCGTTATACTAATTTTGCTCAAACAGTCGATAAGCAAGTCATCCAGGGGAATGTTCAGAACAATGGGATGTCCACTGTTCGCCTAGAACGCAAGGGTGATCTTTTGGGATATATCTATTTGGCACCAGTCTTGGCGAATGGCACCCAACATGCAGACATAGATGTGTGGGCTAATGTAATCACTCAAGTTGAACTTTTGGTGGGTGGTCAAGTTATTGATACTCAAGATGCCCTCTTCACCGAGCGTATTGCCGCGGACATCTTCGCACAATCTTCTTCTAAAACGAATACGATGTTCTCACGGGGCACTTCGGGTGCTTTCTATCCACTTCGCTTCTTCTTCTGTGAAAACTGGCAAGCAGCACTTCCTTTGGTTGGTCTTCAATATCATGATGTTGAACTCCGAATCACGTGGGGTGCACAAGCTGCTAGTTACAGATGGGAATGTATGGCCAATTATATTTACTTGGACACAGAAGAAAGAAGTGGTTTCGCTTCTCGACCAATGGACATCTTGTGCTACCAAATTCAAAAACTTGTGCCATCTGGTTCCAGAGTGCAAGATATGTCATTCAACCACCCAGTGAAGTTGTTGGCGTCTTGTCCTGTTTCGAATACCACCTTCGATGGCCAAGTCAATATATTGTCAGATGGAAACAAAGTGAAACTTCAAATTAACGGGGTCGATGTCACCGATTTTAAATTTGCTCATCCTCACTACTCCACGGCTTCTTCTTTTTACCACGTACCATTCAAAACGTCATCCGAACGTGAATTGTTCCTCTATCCCTTCTGCTTGGATACTGCCAAACATCAACCAACGGGTTCATTGAACTTTTCAAGAATTGACTCGGCTCGTTTGGTGTCGTCCGATCAATCCTTCCTTGATAACATGTATGCCGTAAATTACAACGTGCTTCACATTGAAAATGGTATGGGTGGTCTCATGTATGCCAATTAATTAATTTTAATTTTATATACTAAGAGATGACGAATTTATGGAAACTTATCATGATGCTTGGCATTGTTTTTGTTCTCACCTATGATGCGAAGTCGGGAACTATAGAACGATTTATCGAACAACCCGTTGCGGCGGCGGCGGCGGCTCAAAAAACCCCAGGCAGATATGGAGACGCAGATAGGTACCACAATCTACAGTTCCCTAAACCTACTTAAAAAATAAATGAATATATACAATATAATCATGATGTCTCGAGATACTATGGTTATTGTTGCAATTGCCCTATGTGTGTTTGCAACAATCTACTTGTTGAAAGAAATGAAGGATATGAAAGCCATCATTAACAAACCACCTCAAATTATGAGAATTCCGTATCCAGTTCAAATGGAAGAACCATCAGTCCCAGTCCCAGTCACCAAGAAGGTCGCGAAGGTCGCGAAGGCTGTGAAGGTCGTTGAAGAAAAGGAGGAAAGTGAGGAAGAGAGCGAAGAATAAAAAGTCAACCTATAATAACTTGCGACATCGCAATGAAGAAATATAAGTCTATTGCGATTCCTGTATCGTTTATGGGTGATAAGCCCAGATTTCTAACTGTGAGGGATAGGCGTTTCAAAGAATGGATATTCGTCACAGGAGGGTGTCGAAAAAGAGAAATTGCTAATCCACTAAGATGTGCTCTTAGAGAATTAGAGGAAGAAACACGAGGCATCGTTTCTTTAAAAAATGGTGAGTATACAGAATTCAAATTTTCAGTCAAAGAAAGTCCAGCTGTGGAACTCATTTATAATGTTTTCGTCTTCTTTGTTCCATACAAAAGAAACGAACAAATAGAGATTATTTCAAAATTTAATAATGAAAAAATAAAGACTAACCAAAAAAAAATTGCCCATCTTCCAATCAAAAAAACATATGACGAAAATGACTACATAAGTTTTGATACATTGGAAGAATTCAATAACAGGAAACGATGGGATTTAATCGTAGACAACATTATTAAAAATCCTAAATTTTATGCGTGTGTTTCATCTATGAATAGAAAAACATTCAGTATTAAGTAAAGTAGATATGTCATCTAAAGCCTATGTATTGAGACAAATTAAAGAAATTTTACAGGAAAAAAAGGAATATTCAGAAGAAGAAACAGAATCGTTCATAGAAAAACATAAAGATGATAAAGTCTATGAACTTTTACTTTTAAAGAAAACTTTAAAACAGGAACCAGAAGAGGAACTTGATGATGTTTCTACCCTCTCTTCAATTAGACATTCTTAAAAAAATGAAACATTATTAGAGTAAGTAAGTACTCATGTTCAAAGAGTGGTGTAAAGAACAAGGATTTTGCAATACCAACTCTCTATCACATGTGCTCATGGACGGTGGTGTCCTATCAGTCCCATTTGATAGATTGGATGATTTTTACGAAATGTGTGTCAAGTGTATAAAAGCAGGCGAACCTATTTTTGTTGTCGAACAAAAAACAGAAGTATATAATTTTTTCGTTGACATTGACTATAAGGATGAAGAAGCATTAAATTTAAATGAAATCAAAAATATATCAAAGGTCATATGTGATAAAATCAAATCTCTTGGTGGTAAAGAATGTATAGTATCCGTCGCAGAACCAAAAAAAGTTGGAAATCTCATGAAAACAGGTATTCATTATAATTGGCTTGGATTGGTGGTCGATCAAGAAGGTGCATTGGCACTCCGGGATCATATTATCGCGACCCTAAAACTTGTATATGGTGCTCAAGATTGGAATGATATTGTCGATATCGCTGTCTATGGAAGTTTAGAAAAACAAACAAAAGGTTCTGGCTTCAGAATGCCATGGTCACACAAAAAAGGAAAACACGAAGACTGTCAAGGAAGAGGATGTGTTTCGTGTAACCAAACAGGAAAGTGCACACAGACACCATATCTTCCAGTTTTTATGTATAATGATGGTCCATTGAATTTACTTCAAGAAATTTCACAAGAACCCACAGTTGATATGTTAAAACGAACAACTGTTCGAACCATCTGTGATATTCCAACTCGGGTGAAACCAATACTTGTTAAAAATCAAAAACTTCTCAAAGAAGGTGGTTTCACAAAAAATCAAACGAAAAATGAAGTGTGTCATTCAGAATTGGAAGCGCATCTCGAAACATTTATTCGACAATATATGGATGGTCAATCAACAGCAAGAATTACAAAACTCTTCAAACATAAGAATTCATATCTCGTATCAACAAGTTCTAAATATTGTGAAAATCTAGAAAGAGAACATAATTCTAATCACATATGGTTCTACATCAGTGGAAATAATATAATGCAAAAATGCTTTTGTGATTGTGATACAAATCGCGGAAGACGGTCAGGATTTTGTAAAGATTTTTCAGGACGAAAACATATTCTGTCGGACAAAATTACACGTTTATTGTATCCTCCTCTTTCTGAGACTGCGCCTGCGCCTGCGCCTGCGCCTGCGCCTGCACCAACATTTGTTGTTTCAAATGTCACCACAAAATCGTTACTTGAAAACTTTATAAATAAACACATGATTTTGAATCAAAAGACTATTCAAATAACGAAGATGACAAAACAAAAAGGTAAATACACTTTGGAAACGACGGCAACATTCTGTGAAAAAGCAAATGTAGAACACGATGACTGTATTCCTTTTATCATTGAAAAGGGAATAATCACAGCAAACTGTTCATGTGCTATTAAGAAGTTTACACCACGAGGACACATTCTTACATCTAAATTAAAGGACACGCTATTTCCACCAAGGAAAAAATAATACACTACTTTAGAAGATATGCTTTCTGTAATATTCATCGTATGCATTGTCTTTATCATTCTTAAACTTATGAAAAGAGACACAAATGACTTTCAATCCATTTTCGAAATTCAGAAGAAAATTCATAAATATTCAGGAGTTCATCCAGAAATGTATGAACAGTATATTTCCTATATTAATCTCGCCAAACAAAACATTGATGATACGAACCGTTCCAAGAAGTTTTTATATAAATCTATACAACTTCTCGAGGAAATAGCACTTTATGGAGAATCAGGAGATTTAGATATACACGAGGATATGACCTATCTCATTCAACAATTAGGATACGAATTTGAACGATTCTTACTCAATTCTGCACTCAATAATGGTATTCGTTTCATACCTAAATACCTCAATGAGAAATTAGATGCTTAAAAATTTCTTTTGAAGTATTACTAGTATGCCCGCTTCAACCTCAATCGCTCGCACTCGTTCTGGAAGAACTGTTAAAGCTCCAGAACGATATGAACCAAAAGAAGATGTAAATGATGATTATACAGAGGATGAATACGACGACGACGTCGATGAAGACGACGACGACGACGATGACGACGACGAAGAGGACGAAGACGACGAAGACGACGACGACGACGAAGATGCCGATGAAAACGGCAATTTGAAGGATTTTGTTGTGTATAGTGATGAAGAAGACGATGATGAAGATGAGTAATAGTGTGCTTAAAAAAATGAATTATGTATTATATAATGGAAACTGATATAGGCGTTCCTTTAGATTATAAACCAAAAGTAGATTTTCATGATAAGATAATGTCACGAAATAAAGCCGAGGATCCTTTTGCAACGCCAATTGAAAATGTTTATCCAGATGATGATTCTGCCTATCAACAACAACAACAACAACAACAACAATCTTACCCTTATTATCAAGAACCGATATATTATCAGCAACAGCAACCGATAATGTATCCGCCCGTCGGAAAACCTGATTTATTTGCACAATTGGATAAAACTGTATATATCCTTGCGTTTCTTGCATTTATTTTAGGATACTTTATGGGAAAAAGTGTACAACCCGTCATTATCAGACCCGGATAAACCAACAAAGTCTCCTATCGGTCCAGTGGTTGGTTCTCCAAAATACGCCCGTCCGACGACGAGGGGATCCGTCATCAAATCACTTCCTACATCTAATGCTGTAATCTCTCTGTCTTGTCGATGTGTATATGCCACATATAGGAAATATACCAACACACCGACAATACTCAATGTAAGTAGGTTTATAACAATACTAAATGGAACTATTAAGAAAAGAGTTGCTAAAGTTATTATAAATAATAGGTGTATGTTTTGAACATAATCCATTATTTATAGTAAATGTATATATTTTTTGAGATGATGTATTTTTAGGCAACAATTTCACCTTCTTCGACATCCTCTGTAGGTGCCTTGGAAGACTCGAGTTCCACGCGTTCTTGTTCGCGTTCAATCTCACGTTGCTTCTTTCTTTCCTCGATTTCATCCGCGACAATCTTATCTGCTTCTTTGACCAAATCTTCCATCGAAGCGTCTGGGTTCTCCTTTTTGAGACGCTCCAAGACTTCGGCTGGGTGGCTGATTGGTGCTTCGTCTGGTTTATTGTAATATTTCGAGTTTTCATCGCCTGGGCGAAGATATGGCATTGTTTCACCCGATTTCTTAGCCATCATCTCGCGCTTGCGTTCTTCGAAGTGGCGAGCAGCCAATGTTTGGTTCTCCTTATAACCATTCATAATCTCTTGGAGTTTATCGTTCGTGTAATGCACATCGTCAATCTTCGAAGGGTCCGGTGGAATCAAAACCCATTGATACATGTCAGAGACATAAATATCGAACGTTGGATCCTCCGCCTGTAGTTTCGCAGCGTGCTTTGCGGCTTCATCTTGTGTGTCAAAGCAACCTCTGATTTTAATACCGAATTTTTCGTGTTTTTGTGGAGCCTCGGGGCCAATACATGAAAGAACAACGTATTTTTGACCTGGAACAACAAGAGTATCACGAGTGAGAGACATTATATCATATATACAGATTACATCTTTAAGCAAATGACGCGTATACTTGGTAATGTCGAATTGTATGAACACTTTGCCGTGAACTCTCATTTATCCATATCTTGTGGTATTTACCTATGATTGCTTTTACTCGTTCGTCATCATAAAAACTATCATATCTGGGATTTATGAAAAAGACTTTGTGTTTGTATTCGGTTTTATAAGGAAATTCATTGAGACAGTATACATATGGTGTGTTCTTAGTATCAAATATCTTTGTCATTATATAGTCTTCTGTGCATCCAAACAATTCTTTTGTTATTTTTTTGTGCATCTCATAACATTCGATCTCATCTTCTCTTCTCTTGAGCATCTTGAGTTAAATGTTCATTATTTTTTTTCAAATTATACAACAAATGAATACTCAGTGTATTGAATGCGTTACAGACATTGAACAGGACTATTTTTGTTCAAGATGTTATTGGGTGCATTCGAACTGCCATATTCGTATGCGAAGAAATGGACGATGTCAATTTGAAGATTGTGAAAATCCAGATAAAATACAAGATGTATTCACGTGGACAAAATGTTCTCACACCGCATGTGTTGAATGCTATAAGGCGACACCACACATGATTCAATATAAAGTTGAAAGAATGAAAAATGCAAACTCCAGATGTCCAACATGTGCTAAAATGACAAAAGAATTTTGTAAGTTAACTAAAAATGGTACCGGATCGGAATGTGTTCAGACCGAAACCTGATTGTGCATTCGGTAATTTGGTTCTTTCCATGCTTTCGCATTTTATAACAGCAGGGGATAAATCAAAATTTCATGAAGATATTTATTTGTATGGAAGGGATAAGTTTATACAACGAATAAAAACTGTGACGGATGACGTTCCACTAGGAAGTGGATCAATTAATTCGGAAGAAATGAAAATGCTTCACCTTGTATATGGAAACACTTCGGAAGTTATGAATAAAATGTTTATACCAACGCTCTTTCTTCAAAACGAAATAGATAAATATTATGAAGTTGTGAAAGAGTGTAAAGCCGGCTTTCACTGTCGACGAGGATTATCGTGTGAAGACTCTGCTCAATATGGGTATTTCCCATTCGCATCTATCAAGGCTGTGGACGCCATGATACATGAAGCCCTTCGGATAGATGCTCCTGTTTATTTTATGAGTGATTCAAAGTCAACCAAAGACTATTTCAAATCGAGAGTTCCCAAAGCAGTCACTTTGGATTTTGATATTGGTTTCACTGCCGATGAACATTCACAATTTCATAAAGTCAATGATGAACCAGAAATCAATAAAATGAATAGTTACATAGAATGGTTTCTTCTTTCTAAAATGCCACGAGTATACATGACGAATGGAGGTATCAATGATAGAAATGTTGTTGAATTTGTAGAAGAAGGTTTAACATCTACTTTTGGCTATTCTGCAGCCCTGTATGGTTTTAAAATTCCTTATTATGTTTTTAATGATGGGTATATATTCTATCCTGGTAAAGAGGACACCATTGAACGACATTCTATGAGATATAACTGGTCTGATATATTGACCAGAAAGTTTATTTCATATTCTCTTTGGGGCGACAATAAAGTATATACCTATGGGATGATTGAAAATGTCATCGCAGCGAGAAAATACTTTCCAATGTGGTTGATGAGAATTCATTACAATGCGACTGTCCCCACTGAAATTGTGAATTGGTTAGAAAAACAACCAAATGTGAATATGGTGAAACATAGCGGTGAAGAAAGGAGAGCCGCAAATACACTTTGGAGATATAATGATTTATTTGTTGGCATTGATGATGAATATGGTTCCACTGTTATATTCAGAGATTGTGATTCAAGGTTGTGTCAAAGAGACAAAGATTTAGTTGAAGAATGGTTACAATCAAGAAGTGATTGTCATATTATTCGAGACCATCCAGGTCATACATGTCCCATATTGGCTGGAATGTTTGGTGTCAGAAATAAAATTATAAAATACATTCCACAATTAACTGGCACCACTGATATTAACTCCGCTCCCATGCATTTCCTTGACGGTAAAGATGTTTTTATTCAATTTTTAAGAAGCATCACGAAAGAAAATGATCAATACTTGATTGACCAACGATTTTTATCTATTCTTTACCCATACATTATCAATCGTGCATTTGTGCATGCAAGTGCAAATAAATATGAACCTTTCGCAAAAGACATAGATGCTTTGGAAACTGGATACATCGGTGAAGTTGTATACACCGCTCCAAATGCATGTACAATTTTTGGCGAAGATGAAAACACATCTTTTGAACGAAAATTTATAACTGATTATTAAACTTTGTAAATGGACAATACTTCTTCAACCGCACGATGTCTCACGATGTCATCTGCATTCATAGTGACACGTTCAATATATTCATAATTACGACCCTCCATTCTATTTATTAAGTCCAAAAGACCATTACTATAGTTTGAAAGATCGCTTTGTTCCGTATCACCCGTGATGATCATTTTTGAATTTTCTCCCAAACGTGTCAACATCATTTTGATTTGATTGACGGTGCTATTTTGCATTTCATCGGCAATAATAAATGTATCCGTGAACGTTCGCCCTCTCATGTATCCAAGTGGAGCAATTTCTATGATGCGATCGATTTTACTCTGTGGGAGACGACTTTCAAAAATATCATACATGGGTCGAACCCACGGTTCCATTTTCTTATCAATGTCACCCGGCAAATACCCCATATCCTCATCAGCCGCCACGATTGGTCGTGTTAATATTATTCTCGAACACCTTCTTTCTTCCAAATAAGTCAAAGCTAATTGACATGCTAACATGGTTTTGCCACAGCCAGCGGGTCCTGTAGCGACAATGATTGGTTTTGGCGACTGAAGAGCCTTGACATATAATGATTGACCAGGTGTTTTTGCGATGTTCATTCTATAATTAGAAATAATATTTTATATACTAGTACTAAGATGCAGAATCAACTCTTTTATTTGATACGATTTATTCCGACAAATCAGTATGCACAACTCACGGATCAACGTGGACGACCAAGAATCATTTGTTTCGATGACATAGACACGTCTCACCGGTGTGTTGAACAATTATGTAAGCATCGTTCCAAATATGGTCAATGGCCAGATGTCGATTTATCACGTCGAGTATCAGCCATTACTCAACAGCCTTTGATTAAGAAACGAACACCGATTGAACTTTTAGATTATTTTGAACAAGAAGAAATAACAAATAAACAACTGGATCAATTGGCCCGAACATACAATATTTCCCTTTTTTATTGTCGGGGTTTCGATATCGTGTCAACTAACAAGACTACTTCAACGTTGTCTATAAGTGGAAGTGAAATTGAATATCCAGACGATTATGACAGTTTCAGGGGACAGTTGGAGATGACTTACAATTATAAATGAGTTAAAATTGACACAACAATACCTTTGTATTAATTAAATGTGTGGCATTGTTTGCACGTTCGGTGAATACCGTGAAATTCCTAAAAATATATTAGAGCACCGAGGTCCCGATGATTATAAAAATGTAGTTTTTGGCAAGTGTCAGATTGATTATTATCGTTTAGCAATTAATGATTTGACAAGTGCTGGAATGCAACCTTTTGTATCTGATAAGGCCATATTTGCATGTAATGGAGAAATCTACAATTATAGACAGTTCAAAAACGGAAAGGAAAAAAGTAAAAGTGACTGTGAAGTTGTCATAGGAATGATAGAACGCATGGGTATTACCTCCACATTGGATGCTCTTAACGGAGACTATGCATTTATTTATTCAGATGGTTCAAGAATTATTGTCGCTCGTGATCCAGTTGGTGTTCGTCCAATGTTTTACACTCGTTATGGCAATGGCAATGACATGGCATTTGCGAGTGAAGCCAAGGGTTTGTTATTTTTGGGAACTAAGATTGAGATATTTCCACCTGGATATTTTTATGATTCATTGATTGGTGATTTCGTGTGTCATCACAATGTCTATTGGTCCAAATCATTGGATTCTAAAACGTATATAGAAAAGGAATGGTTGAAGACAACTTTGGAAGAAAGTGTAAAACTTCGTTTACGAACAACAGACAGACCTATTGGTTTTTTACTTTCAGGTGGATTAGATAGTAGTCTTATCGCATCCATCGCCCAGAGAAACATTGGAAAAATTAAAACATTCTCAATCGGTGTGAAAGATAGTCCAGATTTACTCGCAGCCAGGCGAGTGGCCGACTATTTAGATTCTGATCACACCGAAATTATTTTTACTGTCGAAGAAGGTATTCAAGCACTTCCTCATGTTATTAAATCATTGGAATCATATGATACAACGACCGTTCGAGCGAGTATTCCCATGTGGTTACTTTGTAAATACATCAAAGAGAATACTCCCTGTCGATATATTTTTTCGGGAGAAGGAAGTGATGAAGTTCTTGGTGGGTATTTATATTTTCATTTCGCTCCCACAGAAGTCGAGTTTTCAATGGAAAATTTGAGACGACTTAAACTCATTCACCAATTCGATGGATTGCGCGCCGATAGATGTGCTGGTGCACATGGATTGGATTTAGTGGTTCCATTTTTGGATAAATATTTCATTGAGTGTGCCATGACTATAGAACAACGTTTAAAAATTCCAAGTGAAGGAGTTCCACAAATAGAAAAGAGAGTTCTCCGTGAAGTATTCAATGAGTATCTTCCCGATGAAATATTGTGGAGACAAAAGGATGGAATGAGCGACGCAGTTGGTAAATCTTGGGTTGAGACACTGAAACGATATTGTGAACAAAGTATTTCAGATATACAATTGAAACTGATACAACAACTCGCCAACACTCACAACCGACCACAAACAAAAGAAGAGGCTCTCTACAGAATGTTTTTTTGGGATACATATGGACAGCAAAATGATCATCTCATAAGTGAAATATGGAGACCAAAGTGGTTGAATATTTCTGATCCGAGTGCAAATTATATTAAAATGCGTCTAAATTCTACATAACAAATATTGCATCTCTTCAGTATGGAATCTACGACTAAAAAATTCACCAAGGCGTTTGATCCAACAAACGAGACACATGTCCTTTGGTTAAAAAAAGTTGGGGAAGCCATTAAGAATGCTCAGCCCGGTCAACAGAAACTCGATTTGGAGCACCTTGTCAATCAAAACCCATTTCATGAAAAACTGGATAATTTCATGGATTGGGCCTACGCGCACTTTAGTATAGCGATGAAATATACAGATGCCGTGTTGTCTGGGTGTGCTTTTATTCCAAATCACCCTCCAAAGGTTCTCGACACACAGGGCAGCAATTAGTTTTTAACATATTTTCACAGGTGAAACAGAGAGGGTGTTCGCATCCAATCGTTCGGCACGATGTTTGTTCGTGGCATACACAACATTTGTCTAAATCCATGAATTCATCTTTAAACACATTATATTCAATTTCGTGTTTAGAGACTTCATAGAATATATCATATTTTTTATTGTATTTTATAGATTTCAATGCTTCGTAAATATTTTTTGCCAAGTCGGCATCGTTTTCCATTTTTTTTGTCAATAATGTCGCATCTCGTCTTGCCATGGAGCATACACAGAGAAAGAAATCTTTCGTGATATAGGCGTGCACGGGAATACCAAGCACGACTTTGACCGTTTTCAAATCATATTGGCTTGGTGGGGAAGCCGAGGTGAACGCATCACGGATTGCTTTCGTGAGAGCGTCCATCTTATCTTATCTTCAGTACAAATTATATTTTTATATAACAAATGGTGTGGGGGTTCGGCAACAGCGATGATGGTTCACCAAATACACCGAAGACACCCTCAATTCGAAGAACGAGTTCTGGATTAGACCGTTTAAAAAGTAGAGCACGAGATGATTTTAAAAGTTATGTTGATTATGTTGAACAAGTAAAAAATCGCACAGACCGAGATGTTTCAATAAAGAGAAGTGCCATAAACTCTTTTAGAAGAAATTTATATAGAATTCAGAAGGAATCTGATTTAGTTGATAAAGTCAAAGATTTAAATAGGTTAAAAACGATCAATCAATCTGAAGCCCAAAATTTTATATACATGATGAATGACAAAAAAGCGAACCTCCAGAAGCAACGCATAAATTCTTATAAAGAACAGATAGAAGCCGGCAATTTCAAAGAAAAGAACCTTAATAAAATCGAAAACATTACATTGAAAAGTAGACTCAAAAAACTTTTGAAAACCGACGCCGATGAAAAAAGGAAAGCGAAGTATGCCGAGTTCGATCGTATTTTACAAATCCAAATGACCTACTTTATGGATACAGGAAACTTCAGAGACAAAAAATACATGGAAAATAGAACGCATGTTCCAATGAACGCAGATATTCAATCTGAATTAAATAGACTCAAAAAAAGAGTTCTTCTTGATTTTTTCTATGCATACAAAACTGCGCGCATAACATTTCTGAAAGGATATGTTTTATATCTCAAACGAATTATTTACCGAGGTGAATCGAATAACGCATATGCAAAAGTATATCAAAATACAATGAAATCATTTTCTAGTAAATATGGTTCTGCCTTTTTGAGAAAATATACACATGCGGCTGCTCGACGAATGTCTCCAACTGAAAAAATGTACAGAAAAAGAATTCGTTCTTTGATTCTACTTGTCTCAAAAAAATATAGACGGTAAAAGTAAAGAATGATGATGTATATAATTATAGCGTTACTGGTGATACTGTTATTTTTATATTTCAGAAGAAATTCCAATTATGTGTATGAATATCGCAACTATGCCAATATGGGTTCATTGTCCCAAGAATATATAGCCACACATCCTAATCGCCGAGTGTCCGATTACTTCCTCACTCGCGCTCCAGGTGAATAATGTTTTTTCAAAACCTAAGTTAGTACTGACACTGACAAATGACAACAAACGAACACAAGATGCGACCCTTTGTTGTGACTAAGATTTCAAAGATTTTAAATGTTCCAGTTGATGATCCCAAATGTGCAAATATTGAAAAGGCAATTTTCAATTGGACTATTGATAGCGCGACAAAGATTGCACAGATCCCGAGTTGGGAAAATCCGCGTGTGCGAAGTATTTATAAGCAAAAATTTTTGAGCATTCAATATAATCTTCAAAAATCGGAAGAACTTCGTTCAAAAATATTAAGTGGTGCTTTCAAGGGTCAAAATATAGTGAACCTGTCTCCCGTTGGTCTTTGGCCAGATGGGCCTTGGGATAAGACACAACAAAAGAGAATTGCTATCAATCTGATAAAAGAATATAATAGCAAAGAAGGAGAAAAGATAGAGGGTTTTTTCACATGCAACAGATGCAAAAAGAAGAATACCACATATTATCAATTACAAACGAGATCGGCGGATGAGCCAATGACTACTTTCGTGACATGTGTTAATTGTAATATCCACTGGAAGTGTTGATGACATGTTCGGAATCGGTCAAATCTGTTTCCATATCTCCAACTGAGAGTATGTATTTCCATTTACTTTGTTTTTTGGCATCAGTCTTATTTTCGGCTGGGACAAACATGAGTTCGTCATAGTAGATATTATAGTTATGTAATTGTGCTATTGTGTATTCAATTGTCTCTTTCGTTGATGGTCGAGCAGTAATGATTATAATGTAATATCCTAAGTCTTTCGCTTCTTTGAGTAAATCTATCATCCATTCATTTCTTTGACCCGATGGTGCAAGCACTTGATAAATCAATGTATCATCAATATCAAACATGACAGCGTCTCCATGTTCCCTTACTCTATTTTGTATAACATTCAAGCCATGCATATAGAGACTTTCCATTCTGACCATCGCTTTTATAATTATGTAAGAAAAAAGAGATAAAGAAATCACCCAATTATAAAATAGTTAGTCTCACAAAGATGAAAGCAAACGAACTCGTTGATGTTGCACTTGAAGATGAAACGGTCTGCATGGCTCGTGTCGTGAAAGACCATGGCGAAACTGTGGATGTTCAGATGCTCTCGCCTGTGCGTCGAAATACATATTCATTTGAAGATACGATTGAAAATGTTTCCTCTGATGCGATCGTCGGTTTTTACGACACTGATGACATTGAAAAGACTGGAATGTATAAAATGACCAATAAAAATACATTCGAATCTGTGAATTGCGACTCAGATTCGGACACGGACAAGGATTTTGATCCAGATGAGTATGATAGTGAAGATGACGATGATGTTTCACTTGTGGATGAGGATGAGGATGAGGACGAGGACGAGGAAGAAGATGATTAAATATTTTCTTGTGTTATATAAATGTCTTATTACTTACTTCTTTTCATCTTGTTGGTTCTTCTCTTTCTTCTTTTCAGACGAGGGTCGTCATTGGCAACTTTGGATGAAAAGCCAAAACTGAAGAATATGTTTAAAAAAAAGGAAAAATACTGTGGCTCGTGCGGTCGATAAAATAAATATATTTCTGCTTTTGTGAAAATCACACACACTCGCAAAAATGTTTGTATATATAAATGGTGAATTGCACTCACACGAATGATTCAATATTATGTTTAGTGTGTTCCCTTCTGAATACAATGTATTCCGAGAAGACTATTGAACGATATAAAATACCGTGGGTTACACGAGTGCTTATGGGTATTCTTCGAACGCGCATTAAAGGAACCTCTTTGGCTATTCAACCTATTTCAGGAGAGAATGTGCGCCCAGAAGATACTGTTTTTATTTTGCTTGGTGAAACAACTTTAGACTGTATTCGCAAATTTTTAGACGATTCAAATGATATTCAAACCATAAATAATCTCATACAAAATCTAAGAGTATTATATAATGACTAAGTGTATTCACGGATTAAATAGAACGGAGTGTGAAGTATGTAAACACTTGAATAAGTTAGTCAATCGAACACAAACATCTATAAAAAAGAAAAATGTAGCAACCCTTTCTATTGGTCTTGAGACGAATAATATCAATGAAGCGCGAAAGTATTTGAATTCAAATATGAATAACGCAGTTGGTGGTCCCGGAAGTGGATTCAACTACACCGGTGATCAAAATGTCCCTATCACCATATTCATGAGATCAGCCGCTCAGGCTATTATTCATAAACCTACAAAATCATCCGTTGAGCGAATGCGAAAGACTGCTCAGAAGGCACTTTTGAATTCATATGCGGCATAAGGAATACAATAAATTCTATAGTATTATATAGATAAATGAAAATTTTTTTTATGTCAACTCACGCTAATCAAGGCACTGGTTATGGCCGTGTCGCCAATAAAATGACCAACTACATGGCGAGTATATCTAATGTTGAAGTTGTTTTTTATGGTTTTCAAAATTATCCAGGTCAAGCCGTGTCCGACCGTTTCATCGATCCAAGAATTAAATTTTATGATGCCATTGAATTGGACCCCGAGGCACCCAAAGGTTTTGGTGATGACGGTATTATTCCAAGTATTGAAAAGGAAAAGCCTGATATTCTATTCATTTACAGCGATCTGCCAGTTGTTACTGCCATCATTGATAGAATTCCTCTCGAGTTGAGACCACCAAAGATTTATGTCTATCTTGATGTTGTGTATCCATGGCAATCGTTGCAAATGTATGCTCGTTTGAGGGCTCAAAATGTTGATAAAATTTTTGTTTTCCTTCACTGTTGGAAGAGACATCTTGTGGATGATTTGAAATTTGAAGAGGAAAAAGTCATTTATCTGCCACATGGTGTAGATACGGAACATTTCAATATCATAGATTCCAAAGATGCTAAGAAAAAGATGGGTTTCAATGAAGATGATTATATTGTTTTGAACATGAATAGAAATTCATATAGAAAAATGTGGTCCACAACAATGGAAGCATTTATTGAATTCCTTCAAATGAATGACATGGATCCAAAAATTAAACTGTATTGTGGGTGTATGATGGATGCCAAAGATTCATTTAATCTACCAATGTTGGTGAATAAGATTTGTCTTCAAAGAGGATTGGATACTGAAACCATAATGTCGAAACATATCTTCCGAACTCCTACTCCAACCTTTTCTTCGGAAGAAGTTATTAATTTATGCTACAACATGGGTGATGTTGGTTTGAACACATGTTGTGGCGAAGGTTTTGGTTTGACGACATTGGAACATTTATTTTTTAACAAAATACAGATTGTTTCTGCTGTTCCTGCGCTCATTGAAACTCTTCAAGCGGGAGCTATTTATATTCCACCTAGTTTCACAACGACAATGTTTCAGTTTGAGACCCATGTTGGAGACATTATGTTGACCGACCCCCATTTATTTGCACAAGCATTAAATAATGTGTATCGGGAACGATTACAAATAGTTGAGGATACTGGTAGTGAATATGTTAAAGCGGCTTTCCCATGGGAAAAGATGTATGAAATCATCGATGAACACTTAAAAAATTAAATACCATATAGTCTAATGTAATGGCGCCGTATAACCCCCCTATTTCTCATTATACCGAGATGGATGTTTCTCACTATAGTGAAGACACCATCTATAATTTCATGGGTAAAAATGGAAAAAGATTTTATTGGTTAACTTCATTTCTTCAATTGAATTATCTATGGTATGATGAAGGCCGAAAGGTCATTGAAATATGGGGTCCATATCATTCGCTCGAATTTTCACAACCACAACATGTGATTGGATGTGAACTCGAACATTTTTGTAGTTTGAACACCTAAGTTAGATTAGATTTTAATAAGAATTCACATTCAGAATGAAGAAGACCTTCTCCCTCAATGATGTTATTCGTCCCGAGCCCACTGTTTCAAAAGGATATGTTCGAACGAGCGTGTATCGTAAAGAGGATTACATAAACGGCTTGAGAAAAAATTATATTCAATGCGGGTTGGATCCTGCGAGAGTGGACGAGATAGACCTTAAAATACCGGAAGAAATACAACGAACATATACTACTTCAACCAATGATTTAGTTATTGATGATTGGGAAACTGTCAAAGTCAAAATAGACTATTATGAAGACCGAGTGCGCGTCACCATTGACACATCTTTATGGGATATGTTTGCGATGTATTATACAAAGGGAATAAATCCACCCATTGAATTAAAAGTGAAAGCCTTTCGTTCTATGGATTTTTCAGAAGAGCGTATTGAACACATGATTAAAAAAGATCAATCAAATCGTAAATTTTGTGCAAAGGTTGGTAAAATAATCGATAAAATATTTGATAAGGAACCAGTAAAGAAACCACCAAAAACGAAAAAGATTGAACCTGTGCTCACTACTGTTGATGAAGAAGCCGAAGTCGCTCTTGTAGATGATGACGATATGGAAAATGAAGAAGATGACGAAGGAACGGAGGAAGACGCGTTAATAGATGAGGATGCTGATAATGATGATGATTATGTAGAAAATGAAGACGCTATTGAAGTAGAAGATGATGTGGAATAAAATTTACTGTGTTCGCTTTTTTTTTGATTCGTTTTGATTTTCGTCGTTTCGTTTTCTCTTATTCTGCATAAAGTGTCTATATTTTTCTGGACGACGCATTATATTATTATATAGTAGTCGTAGTCGTAGTTGGCTATGTTCTCTCGCAACAAATGGATCAAGATTATTATATAACTCTCGATAGTTCACATGAGATAATTTACCTTTATTCAGGAGTGCAAATACTTTTCTAAAAAAAGAAGGTATATTAGATATGATTTCATTCATTTTTTCGCGTTCAAGTTTAAATAAAACAGAGTTTCGTTCACGAATTCGGTAGTTATATTGTTTCTTGATCGATTGATTTCTCGCTCTAATATAAGAAGATAGTATTTCATATTGTATATTTTTTGGTTGATTACTTCTAGTTCCATTCGCTTGTATTTTTTTTAAAATGAGTAGTTTGATTTTAAAACTTATCAGTCCATCAGACTCTAATATATCCAATACAGATTTAATATACTCATCTTTATTTTTATATTTAGATGCTAAAAGTTTTAGAGTGTTTATTAATTCATTCAATTTATTTGTTGTCTGTATTTGTCTAAATACTTGTTGTAACTGACCTATTGTAAAATTAGGTGACTCCATAACTTATTATTACTATATATTTTATATTTTATTCG